CCAGGATGAGCAGCAAAGGAATAGCCATAAATAAAAGAATCATAGGACACCTTGCCCCCTTTATGAGCACGGCCAATATGAGACCGAAACCATTCTTCATCCTTATAAATAATATCCATTCCATTGGCTTGTATCCGAGCCTTTGATAAAAGAGGAACAGCAGGAGAAAATGTCGGATTATAGTCTTTCTCAAGAGTCGCACTAAAATTAGTCCAGTCATTATTGAGAGTTATAGCTGCCTTACGCCTTAGAAACCAGACAATTTCTTCAACCGGTTGATTTGCTTCGAGAGGTAACTGAACTGTAATGATATCACTTCCTGTCTTATTTACAACATACTTCATAGGTTCATTAAAGTCAAACTGCTGAATTTCTCTGAATGCTCGCTCAAAGGGGGTACGAAAGATTGCATCACGATAAGGACCATCCACTAATTGACCATATGTCAGAAGTTGAATTTGCCGTAATTCTGGAGGATACTGAGCTGTTGTAATTGTCTTTGTAGGATACCCAATAATTGCTGTATCTGTAAATGAAAATGTCTTATTCATTGGTGTATCTGTACACGAAGCACGCGTACCTGACGCAATTCGCACAATCTGATCAAACCTTTTCAGAGTCACACGCACACGAACAGTACCATCACGACAGGCTAGATTAGGAAATGTTTCCTGAATACGCTCTCTTAACAAAGAGAATACAAGAGGAATTGTTATCCAGCCATCTTCTGCAGGAAAAATCCGAGTTGTTGGAAAGGCTTTTATATCAGCAATAGAATAACGGCCTTCTACAGATGCACCTCCAAATTGTGAATTTAGTTCTGGAAATAAGGCAGATACAATTGCACACGTATCGCCTGTAATCCGTTCAAGAACCTGATCATCCACTTCCAACGTTGCTTCTTCCAATAAAATTGTACCTAATGAATTTGCATAGGTCCACATTAAGGCAGGATTTTTGTATAAGTAACGCTTACTTGTCAAATATTGCTGCTCTAGAGCACTATACCAATGAGGCATCTGTACCTGAATAAAAAGACCCTGAAGTAAATCTCCACAATCTAAGCTACCAATTTCAAATGTAAAACGCTGACCAAGCTCGGCAGGGCCTATAAAGGTAAATTCACGAAAGACTGATGTAAATGGAATTGTCTGTTGTAGGTCCCCGCGATAGAACCGACTAACTTCGGTTTTTAATGGAAAAAAGAGTCCATCTTGATCATCTCGCGTGATTAAATCAATTAATGTTGTCGCAGTTCCTCTTGGTATTTTGGTCCCATAACTATCTTTCTGACTTATATCAACAGGCATCGGGTCTCCTCTACTTTGTCCCTGTGCTTCCAAATCCACCCGATCCGCGGCTAGTTTCATCAAGGCTCTCCACATAGACAACCTGATAGATATATCCCAGATCAGGCGCTAGAATCTGAAAGAGTCGCATACCTGCATCAACACTTGCCAGATTTGATCCTACAGATACAATTGGAGCCTTGAGCTCTCCACGATAACTCTTATCAATAATACCACGGCTGTTTGCCATCATAAAGCTTGTCTTGAAGATGGATGACCGGGGTTCCAGTGTATAATGGCAACCCTGTTCATATCGGTCTCCATTTGGAAGAATAGTACACTTAATCATTCGGGCCTTGATTCCAAGAGGCGCAAGCGCTGCGACTGGCCTCGGAAGCTCCTTATTAACAATCTTTACATCATAACCAGCATTATCAGCAAGTAGGTTCTCAACCGTTCCTACAGCAGGATAAAACGGAGCACCTTCAGGAAGTACGACAATCTCCAAACGATACGTCGGATCAGAAGCCATACCTGTATATAGCTTGGCAGTGGGTCAATTTTTGACAGGTGAGGCTAAATTTGAATGCGATTCATTTAGTACAGTAGGGTATTCAACAATAGATGACTGAGTCTATTGAGTACCTCCTACACGCTGATACTGATAATGTCCAGATGGATTATGATAATACTCACGTTATCATCAAGACTCACGTAAAACTCTTTGTAGTTCTCCTTACTCTTCAATTCTTGTGTATTCTATCAAATATGAAGTTTGCTGCTCTCAATATTATTATCTGTCTCTATCTGGTGTCCTATCAGATTTGGACCTGTATTACGATACTCAATGAACAGTTTGAACTTCGCGCAATCGTTGACTCAACGGATGACGATGATCAGGAGGTGGATGAGGATGAAGAGGCTGAGGAGACTCAGGAATCTCAGCGAGAGACTCAGGAAGATGAGGAAGGTGAGGAAGGTGAGGAAGATGAGGAGGATGAGGAAGACACTCAGGAAGAGCATCCTACTGACGAGCACCTTATAAATGAACAGCCTAATGGCAATAATGCTGACGATGAATCTGAAGTAGTTGATTCAATTCCTGCTCCTGCAGATGTTCCAATTCCTGAAAGTGAAGATGAGACTGAGCCTAATGCAGTAGAACCTGATGCAGTAGAGACTCCTGTAATCCAGATTCGTCGCCGAGGCCGTCGGTCAACTAAGAAGGACTAATTTGCAAAACGTAACGTCCCTCTATCCTCTGAAACAATGTAAAGACCCCAACCAATTGTTACTGCGCGTATAATCGTTCTTTTTTGTCCTGAAAGAGATGATGAAAGAGTATCTGTAATATTAAGATAAAGAGTTGGTTTATCTGCTATCGTAAAGTTAAGTGTTCCTGAAGGTGAACGATTTTCAGGTGCTCTATATCCATAGCTTGGACCATAATTAACCGAAAGCCACGATAGATTGAGGCCTGATGTTTTTTCTGATTTTGTAAATGGAGATAGATTCTCCCATATATCAGATGGCCATTCCGTTTCGCGGTCTTTTCCTGCGACAATTAACTTTAATGTGTTATAGAAAGGTCCTTGATTATAAGGATTCTGTAAAGACCAAAGACGATTCCGATCAATATCATATTGTGATTGAAAAAAGACAAGAACGCCTTCAGCAGGGTGCCTACCATCAATTCGCTTCGTCACATATGAAGTACCCCCATTCCCTACAGACACGTAATCGGTCGGATCAAGTGTAAGCTTATTTTCAAAAGGTCTTAGAAAAGGAATCTGAATTTCAGATTGCTTGAGTTCTTTCTGTAAATCTTGACGTATATACTGTTGAGTCGTCTCAAGACTAATAACCGGTTTACCTATCGTCTCTCTTTTTACTGGTGTAATTGATGATACTGTCGAGTTGATATCTGTACAGACTAAATCTGTTCGTGTCCAAGGAGTTGGTTTGACCTGTGAATCTGAACTCTCCACAAGATCTTCAAGTTTACGTAACTTACACCGAAGCCGATATTTCTGACCCGGAAGTGCGACAAACGGTAAACCGCCATCATCTACGTGCGCGGCTCCTATCAGAGGAAGTCTTAGATATAATGTACTCGGTGTTGCATTGTGCTGAATATCTAGAACAGATCCAGTATGTGCTCCAAATTCTTTTAGAGCAAGTGCCTCTTGATTTAATGTACCGTATAGATGTGTCCACGCATACAGAAAATCACCAGAGAATTCCTGTAGTAAAAGTTGATCTTGATAAAATTGAATTGACTCAAAAAGAAAGGCACCAATTCCCTGGCAGTATCCATAGGACACACCACTCGCATCCCGAATCGTTGTAGACTTATTCAGATTTGCAAAATAGATTGGAAGCCAGGTAGGAAGCTCAATCACAAACGCAACAGATTTCAATACATCGCCAAAGATCTCAAACTCCCATTCAACTGATCGGCCAAAGTCAACCGTATTCAGAGGCTGAGATAAACGTGTCTCATTAATGGTCGCCGGCCACGTGTCCATCGTATAGGAAAATGGCACGACTGCATCCTCTTTTTGATTCATAAAAAAGACATCTTTCTGGCCTCGTGCAACGAGTTCGTATAAAGATCCTTCAGAAGACGTAGCTGGTCTGTCCATCTAGTTTGTAGTTGTGTTAATTGTGAATAAATTAGCGAACCGCAATAAAATTGAACTCCAACATAGATACAGTTAAGCTACACCAAAATGGAGCAATATCGTGTCCGTCAGCTGCTTTCCCTGATGGATTCGCAAAACCGAGCATCACTCAAGAAGCTTCTTCCTAAGAAGCTCGTGATGCCCGATGTAGCGACAGGCAAGTATCCATCCGCGATTCTTTCTGTGTTTCCCAAGGGTGAGTCCTACTCGCTCTTAGGATGCATTGCTGAAGAACTGCTACGCCTTCCTCTTTCTCAAGTTAACCTTGTTGCACTGCATACCGCAATTGCAAAGTACTATCCTGAGTACAGCGAGATCAATAAGACAAAGGTTGTAAAGTCCAAGACGACTCAACCCTTTCTTGACCATATCGTGGCAACTCGGACTAAACTTGATGCGGTTGTAAAGGGTCCTCTTACTTTTGACACGGTCGTGAGCTACGAGGCAGTTGAGGGGCATCCTGATGCGCAAACTCCAACGCAACTCTTTGAAGTCAAGCTTACAGGCCTGCTCAAGAAGAACTGGGTTGACTTTCTGTTCCAGATCTTTGCCTACGCAGCACTTCACGAGCCTGCAACTGATGTCTACCTTGTTCTACCCCTGCAAGATACTGTCTGGCACTCGTCCGTAGCTACATGGACAAATCGTAAGGCCTATCGGGACTTTCTGAACACGCTCAGCAAGACACAGCAGAATCCAACTGCAGACTCCTCACCCCTTCTTGGCCTGCTCCTACAGCAGACGCACCATATCGGATGCCACGTACAAAAGCTTAAGACTGTGGCTGCGACGCTAACTGGTCTACAGGATGCCGATCGGAACGCGCCGTATCAGATGTTCCTAACTGGGCCGCAGAGTACCAAGATTACGATGAAGGATGAAGATCTTGCTGCAGCCGCATCTGTGCAGCAGACAGATGCAGTCCGAATGTACGTTCACAGCCCGTATGTCATTAATCTCTGCCACAAACCTGGCAAGAATGAGGACTACGGTCTCGTCTGTCTACAGAAGAATCTTCAGTATGCCAATACGATGGGTCTCAAGGGTGTCGTCGTTCACGTAGGCAAGGCTACAACTGTAGAGCTTTCTGTAGCTATGGAGCATATGCGCAGCAATCTCTTGAAGGCGATAGATACAGCGACTGAAAGCTGCCCAATTCTGCTGGAGACTCCTGCCGGCCAAGGAACAGAAACACTGACGACCTACGATGACTTTGTCTCCTTTGTCCAGTCATTTGCTTCGGCCAAGTTGCGCATCTGCGTCGACACCTGTCACGTCTTCGCAACCGGGCAGAATCCGCTTGACTATATCAAAAAGATGTACACTGCAGATCCGAGTCTGCTGAAGCTAGTACACTTCAATGACTCAGCAACGCCGTGCGGATCCTGTCTAGATCGCCACGCCTTTATAGGTACAGGCAAGATCGGCTATGCAGCGCTCAAGGAGATTGCTGATTACTGTAAAGAGCGTAGCATTCCTATGTTGGTCGAGTAGATACCTCTTTCTTAATCTCAAGGACTCCCTTATCTGCATATTTATTTCTCCACTCTTCCTCATTTTTATAGTAGTTCCCGATCGGTGAGATTTCTCTAAGACTATTATCTGACTCCACACGAACTGTAGAAATTCGTTGGCCGTCTACAAACATTCTCAAGTAAGTCTTTTCCTGTGCTGGCCTATGTATTGATCTACAGTCATTATGATCTGTATAATTCCATCGCTTATTACAATATTCACAATACTGTTTACTGTTTGTCATTCTGATGGTTAATAGTAAATAATCTAGGTCAATTTTAGATGAGTGGATCAGGAGCTCTTAAAAGTGCATTAGCTGTAAAAGACAATAGTCCAGTCAAAAACACTAAAAACACTCAAGGTGTATCCAACGCTGTTAAAAAGGCATTGGCTCAAGCAGAACAAAATGCGGCTAATGCTGCGGCAAATGCTGCTGAATTTGAAAGACAGCAACAGGCACTTCGTGAAGAGATGGCTATGGCAGGTGCAGCAGGAGGACTATCGCAAGGCTCAGGAGTAGGAAATTCACAGGGTTCTGGCGTAGGATACACACCGATGGAAGAGGAAGGTGGTGGTCGCAGAACTCGTAAACACAGTAAAACTGGTAAGAAAAACCGTAAGCACCGTAAAACTACTAAGACAAGTCACAGACGCCATATGTAAATTTGAATGCCTTTTTAATATATTGATGTATACACAAATGCGTCTTATTATAGTTGAATCTCCTGCAAAATGCCAGAAGATTCAAGGGTTCTTAGGACCCGGTCATACAGTAATCGCCTCAATGGGTCATATCCGAGCACTGGCTCACGATCTTGACGCAGTAGGAATTAATAATAACTTTGAGCCTACCTACGAGTTTCTTAAAGAGAAGGCCAAAGCCATCAAGCAGTTAACTGATGCCGCCAAGGGTGCCACATCTGTTATCTTATGTGCAGACGATGACCGTGAAGGTGAAGCCATTGCCTACTCGGTTGCGGTCCTCTTAAAACTCAATATCGCAACGAATCCTCGTGCTGCCTTTCGTGAGATTACACGAAATGCTGTTCTAGACGCTGTAAACAATCCAAGAACAATCGATATGAATCGAGTTAATTCTCAGCAGTCCCGAGCAATGCTCGATATGATGGTAGGTTTCACGATTTCACCTCTGCTCTGGTCCTATGTTGGACCAGCACTATCTGCTGGTCGGTGCCAGACACCTGCGTTGCGGCTTGTTGTTGAGCGAGAACGCATCATTGAGACATTCAAGAGTGAAGGGTCTTGGCTGATATCAGGGGAGTGGTCAACAAATGAAAAGCCCGTAAACAAAAACTCAGTATGGCCAGCCGTAATGACAGAGTCACTGAGTGACGAGGAATCTGCTCAAAACTATCTAGAAAATCACAAAGATACAAAGGTCGGAGTTGTCAAGAAGGCTGAAACAAAGCCCTGGACAGAGTCTGCGCCTCTAGCATTAATGACGAGCACACTCCAGCAGCAAGCTAGCAACCTGTATCACTGCAATCCAAAGAAGACAATGCAAATCGCTCAAAAGTTATATGAAGCAGGACATATCACCTATATGCGAACTGACCAAGAGACAATGAGCGAAGAAGCAGTTGAAAATGCCAAGAAGGTTATTCTGGCAAAGTGGGGGCCAACCTATGTCAAGACAACTATGCCTCCGGTAGCAGCTACTGCTCTAACAAAGACTAAGAAGGCATCAGCGGCAGCGACAGCAGCAGAGTTGCCCAAGGCCCAGGAGGCTCACGAAGCCATTCGGCCAACACACTTTGAAAACTCTCAGTTGCCCGAAGGCGAAGACTGGGGTCTACAAGAAAAGAAGATCTATCACCTCATCTGGCTGAGAGCAATTCAGTCTGTGATGTCTGCTGCCAAGGGAGACAATCGTCTGGTAACCTTTGAGGCTGAAGGAGACGATGGAGACTTTGAGTGGCTGGCCAAGTGGAGACGTACAACCTTTCCGGGCTGGAAGGCTGCTGATGAAAAAGATGCCAAGATTTCTGAAGCGCAGGATAGCGAAACAAATGAGACAGATGCTTCTGACGTTTCTTGGAAACTTGGAGAATCATTGGCTCCAACTCAGAGAGTCTATTGGCAACTACTTCTGGCCAAACCCCAGGAATCCAAGCCCCCCGGACGATACACCGAAGCAAGTCTGGTTCGCGAACTGGAGAAGAAAGGAATCGGAAGACCGTCTACCTTTGCATCACTGATCGCCACTCTTCTAGAGAAGGCCTATGTGGAAACCAAAGACATCGTCCAAGAAATCAAGGAATCCAAAACCTACAGTCTGACAACTCTAGGTCAGTGGCCTCCGACACTCTCGCCTTTCCAATTGAAGAAGGGAGGCGAGAAACTCCGAATGGTTCCCACAGCTCTCGGCCGTTCACTTCTCGATTTCACAGTCAAGAATTTCCCAGACCTCTTCGCCTATGAGTTTACGGCAACAATGGAAAAGCGTCTTGATCAAATTGCTGAAGGCAAGGAACCCTGGAAACAAGTTTTGGGAGATACATGGAATTCTTACAAGGATCGTCTGGCCACTTTGAAGAAGGCACCTTCGGCGGCAGCCGGATCAGGAGGACCAGGAGGAAATCCAAATCCGAAAGTCCGGGAATTTGGAAATGGCCTCAAGGCCGTTCTCTCCGCAAAGGGGCCTCTCCTTTTGAAAGAAGGAGAAACCAAAGAACAAACTGTCTTCTACGGCTGGCCTGGATCAAAGTCATTTCAGTCTCTCACGGAATCGGAGGCTCTGGCTTTTATTGAAAATGCTGGGAAGCAAAAAGTTGGAGAGGCGTTTGGAGAATTTGAAGGTGAACAGATTCTCCAAAAGTCTGGAAAGTTTGGAAGTTACTTTGAATGGAAAGGGATTCGGGTTTCTGCCGCGCCGGGAGATTCTCTAGAAATCGCAATTAAGAAACTCCAAGAAAAAGCTACAGCTCCTCCTGTTCGGATCCTTGGACCTTTCCAGGTTCGGACAGGCCAGTACGGTCCTTACTTGATGAAGGTAGTCGGAGGCAAAGATAAGCCTCAGTTTGTCAATATCCCTGCTGGAACTGATCTAGATTCTCTTACAGCTCAACAAGCCGGAGAGATCTTTGAGGCAGGACTGAAAGCTAAAGCTGCAGGAGGTGGTAAGGGCGGAAAGGGTGGGTTTAAGAAATTTAAGAAGAAGGAATAAATATGGATAACGGGTTCCACGATATTATGATGGCCTGGTCTGAAGAAACAAATTCAAGAGATATCTATACTATGATTTACGACTGGTTAACTTTTTACAAGTCTGAAATTCGAGCAAAAGATGAAGTAGATGATATTATTTGGAGAATGGAACAAGGAGATGAAATCAAGCTAGTCGTAGAGGATTTTGTTACGGGTGAACGATATGCAAAATTAAGAAAACAGTTTTCCAAATAGATGGCGGCTGTTCTAGAAATTCCCCAATTTCTTGCTAGATCTCAGGCACTTGAGGCTAGACTAAGAGCAGTATTGCCTGAATATACGTTACTTTACGAACAATATGAGAAAGTACGAAATGAAGCACTTCCTGAAAACTATCCTGTGCCTGGAGGTGCTCCGGAAGTTAATATGGTTGCTGCAGATCATTTTGAGGCACAGGTTGATGCTGCCTTTGCAGGGATAATGGACGTAATTGAACAGATTTGCGCAGTCAATAATCCAGTCAATAACAGCAATGGAAATGAAAATGAAAATGGAAATAATATGGGAGGTGGACGAAGGCGAAGAAAGAGACGTAGTCGCAAGATCAGACGCAATAAGTAAAGTTTGTCAAAATATTGAATGATTCTTTTTTATAGAAAGAATCATAGAATGTCTGAGAGGAACACACTTTTACCGGATGTAGGGTATCTTATATGCCTTTCAAATCCAATTATGCCCGGATTACTACTCGTAAGCCACTCGCTTACAGTTCCAAATGAGAAGGCTGCTGAGCTATTCTCTGCTGGTGTACCGATGCCCTTTCAGATTGAGGTTGCTAAGAAGGTTAAGCAGCCCCAGGAGAAAGAAAGAGCCATTCACAAGCTGCTAGACAAGTATAGCGAGAGGCTACATACGAGCCGGCATTTCTTCCGTGCTGAGAAGGAGCGAGTAACTGACTTCTTTGAGCTCCTAGATGGTGACTACTGGCTCGGTGAGGCTCCTGGAGCCAGTGTGATCCTAGATACAGTTGACGTTGCTGATGCCTGGCAGACTTTACAAAATAAGGTCTATATGCTTCTAAAACAGGACAATCCGAAGGAGAATGCGATGAAGCTGGGACAGACAAAGATGAAGGTCGCGAACTTCATCAAGGCCAAGTACGGTGTAGGCTTCGTGCCAACGCTAGAACACGTACGTGAGGCTCTTACAGATACGACTGTTCAGCCTAACTTAGTTCCTGTATAAATTCATTGTAAAACAACAAAAAAATAGTCTTTCTATCTTTTTGTTATTTGTATTTATGCTTTGGGCTCCTTCTTCTTACGCGGCTTCTTCGGCTTCGGCTCAGGAATCGGTAGACCCTTCTCCTTCAATTCAGCCTCCTTAATTGCCTTGCGCATACGGCACCACTTCCAGAAATCCTGAGAGCCATACTCAGGCATCGGACCTAGCACTGGCTTCTTCGGCTTAGCCGCTTCTTCTGCTTCCTTTACTCCCAGCTGCCGATCCGCTTCTAACATCTCAATGGCGAACTTGATCTCGGCCTGCGGAACTGGCTCATTGCGATCAGCAAACCATTCACGAACCAGATCAATTGCCTCCCACGAACTTGTGTAGCGTTCAACGTTCTCTCCAGGAAAGACTGGGAGTTTCAGCAGGTTTGTCTTGAGCTTGAGAGTTCGCTTGGCTGCTGGGGCTATACTAGCGATAGCGCTAGCACTACCAATAGCACAAACAGCCTCAAGCGACTTTGCTGCTTGTGCAGAAGCAGATTGAGGAAAGGCTTCTGCTATCGGTACAATTGAATCAAGAGCAGCAGTCTTCTTTAACTTTAGAACACGCTTTGGTTTTGGTTGCTCAACAGTAACTGTAGGTTGAGGTTCTGGTGCTGGCGCTGCTACTGGTACTGCTTCTAAGGCAGGAGTCTTCTTAAGTTTAAGAACACGCTTGGCTTTTTCTTTTGGCAGTTGGTCGGCCATTTTGGGTACTACTTACTGTACCGTATAAATACTTCAATTTTTGTTTGTTTGTAGCAGATTCCAAGCACGCGCAAGACGTGTTAATCCAATACCGCCTCCGAATCTCGGAAAGAAATCAAACTTCAAATACTCCTCTAGCTCCGCCTCAACGCGCTCCTTACCGAATAGTTCAAAGAGCTTTGCTGCATAGCCGCCCTCTGTGATACTGTAAAATAATCTGCGCATTTCCTCCCTATCAGTCGCTCTCTCAGCTGAGCCAATAGTCTCCTGTCCATACATTATCACATCAATCTTGTTGAAAATGCCACCACCCGCGTGCTTCATATTCCAGAATGGGCTTGTTCTCTCAGGGAACTTCTGTAGACTGACTGTGGGCCCCTGCTCACGCCACATACGGCTTTCGTGCTCATCTTCAAGTGTCTGAACACCACCGTAGGCTATACACGTCTCATCATAGTCCATTACGACAGGTGTAGCAAATCCCATAAATGCAAGAAGTTCAGATTCCATCGCTTCCAGATCCTTAAAGGTTCCGTGACTCTCAAACTCAAACATCGGAAAGATCTTTTCATGGCGACCGGGAATAGGCGTCTTTTCATCTCTGTAGGATGTGCTTACGCAGAAGACACCAGGCCACTGAGGGTTCTTAAGAAGCTCATATTCGAGCCACATCTGGCCCGTCTGAGGCAGAGGCCAGCAGGTTCCGTTAAACATAAAAGTCGAAACAGAATGGGGATTTTCACAGGCAGCCAGAATGGAAAGGCGAGATTGTGTGGGAACTTCCTTGAAGCCCTTTGCAATAAAAAAAAAGCGAAGTTGTCCTACAAGTTCATTATACGTTTCAGTATCT